AAAATCGTGCCGCAGCTGACAGTGCACGATGAAATTGGAAAATCAGTCAATGGCCTGGACGAAGCTAGGACAATCAAGCGAGTCATGGAGACGTGTGTAACGTTGGAAATTCCAGTAGTTGCTGAATCCATGCTGGGGCCGAGTTGGGGCGACGCCCACGAGGAGGTCGAATTGGTATGACCTACCGCCAAAATTCTGTCACTCGCCGCTGCGAAATTTGCCTCACGCCAATAGAAGATGGCGAGTGGATGATGGACCTGTTTCGTGACCAAGACGTCGAGGTAGGGTCGCACGTGTGTTGGGTGCATGAGAAATGCGCTCGCAAAGCAATGGAGCGCTGGCTGACTAAGAAGCGGGAAAAGGAAGGAAGACCAGAATGATCGGACAAATGAAGGAGAGTGCTTTCTGGCAGCAGACCAAAGCTGGTCTCGACGGCCCGGACGTGCACCTCTCGCGCATAGAAAACACTGCCGGGACTGGCATTTCCGACGTCAACATGTGCTGCAACGGCGTCGAGATCTTCATCGAGTTGAAGATGTTCCACGGCACCAAGCTGCACTTTCGGATGTCTCAGCGGTCGTGGATCGTGCGCCACCTCAACTGCGGTGGTCGAGTCTTCGTGATGGCTAGGATGGGCGATGTGCTGTACCTCTACAACGCGCAGGTATGTATGGACGCGGAGCACACGCCACATGCAGATCGCAAATCATTCACGGTCGACATCAAGGCGCTCCCTCCACCCCTGTACGTGTGCAAAAAACCGTTCAAGTGGAGGGAGGTGCGAGAAAAACTGTTAGGTCTTTCTTAATATCATATCTGAGCCTCCATAGCTCCTATGTGATACAATAGAAATATAGTGTGTTTGTTCGCACAATGCACGATGAGGAGTAAGCAATGGATCTTTCTGAGATGATGGAGAGCGACGCACAGGAGCAGGTAGCTCGACACTTTCCCACAGATGAAGAAATGCGGACCGTAGCAGAGCTCGCCAACGAGCAACTGCGGCTGGAAAAGCTGGTCACTGACAGGGAGCTGGAGCTGCGCACGATCAAGGACCAGCTGGCCAAGGTTCGCGAGGTAGACCTGCCGAAGGCCTTTGAGGCGTTCAGCATCACGGGAGTCAAGCTGCTGGACGACACAACCGTAAACATCAAGGAAGAAATCTTCTCGGGAATCACCGAGGAGAACAAGTCGGCGGCCTTCGCATGGTTGGAGGAGACCGGGAACGACGGAATCATCAAGAACGAGATCAAGGTTCCCTTCGGCAAGGGGCAGGACGCCGACGCCAAGGTTGCTAGTGAGTTGTTAACGACGGCAGGCTTCAGCTTCAGCAACAACAGGTCTGTGCACCCTCAGACGCTCAAGGCGTTCGTCAGGACGCAGCTGGCAGACGGAGAACCGATACCGACCGATATCTTCTCCATACACGTGAAGAAGACCGCAGAAATCAAGTTGCCAAGAAAGAAGTAAAAGGAGTACCGCACGATGTCTAAGAAGCTTCAAGAGGCGCAGACTGCAACCGCGCCTGAAACAAAAGAAACTGACATGGCCGTAGTTGTTGCGCCGCAAGGCGGAGAACTTGTCGTGGCCTCATCGCTCGACGAGATGTTTGAAGAAGACGCTGGCGCGGGGTTGCAGAATCTCGGGGCGAATGACTTTGCCCTGCCTTTCGTCACGGTGCTTCAAAAAGGCTCTCCTCAGGTGTCCCGAGCCAATGCAAAGTACATCAAGGGCGCTGATCAAGGGATGATCTACAACACTGTCTCGCAAGAGCTGTACCCCGGCGATGAGGGAATCTCATTCATCCCTTGTGGCTGCACGAAGTCGATCGTCGAGTGGAAGTCTCGCGACTCTGGAGGCGGACTGGTAGCGCACCACAAGGAGGGCGATCCCTTCCTGAAGACCTGTACAAGGAACGAGCGTGGCCAGCTCGTCGCTCCAGAGAGCGGGAACATACTCGTCGACACAGCGTACCACTTCGGCCTGCTCGTCAAGCCGGAAGGATTTCCGGAGTATGCAGTGATCAGCATGTATTCCACGGGCCTCAAGGTCTCTCGCAACTGGAATACGGCGATGCGCGCCATCATGAAGCGCGGAAGATCGGGGGTCTACAACCCACCAACGTACAGTCATTCGTACAGACTTAAAACTGTTGCGATGACTAAGGATTCTTACGACTGGTTTCAATTTTCGATTACAACTGAAGTCGAGATCACCGATCCTGATATCTTCAAAATGGCGAGAGAGTTCGCCCGCCAGATTGAGCAAGGCGCGGTCAAGATTTCTGCCCCGCCCTCCGAATTCGACGAGGCTGCAGTCAACGACCCCATCCCGTTCTAAGCTCACTCACAAGCTCCGCAAGTCGAGGGCGGACCTCTCCGGAGGTCCGCCCAGAAGTAGCTTTTGGAGGGCGACGAGATGGGCGGGACTTCATTTGGAATTATCTACTGCATCACGAACCTCGTGAATGGAAAGCAGTATGTAGGGCAAACTATACACTCGCTTAAGCTGCGGTGGCGGCGTCACCAGCACTATGCTAAAAGAGGTAGTGACGGTGCTATACACAGAGCTATCCGTAAGTACGGTGCTGAAAACTTCAAAATCGAGCAGATTGATACCGCCGATTCATTGGATGAATTGAATAATAAAGAAGCATCTCACATCCTTCTGCGAGTAACTCTCTCACCGAGTGGCTACAACTTAACAACTGGAGGAGATGGCTGCTCACTATCTGAAGAAACTAAGCAAAAAATTTCTAGATCAGGACTTGGCAGGATCTTTTCTGAAGAACATATAAGAAAGCTAGTTTTTTCGGCTACCGGAAGAATTCACTCAGAAAAATCAAAGCAAAAAATGTCGCAGTCACATCTTGGTTACATCACGCAAAAAGAGACCAAGGAAAAACTATCAGCGGCAGGTCTTGGGCGACTTCACTCAGAAGAGTCTAGGCAAAAAATGTCCCAAGCGCGCACTCGCGACACAATTCCAAAAGAAATCCGACAAGGACTAATTGAATCTTTTGCTAAAACTCATTGCAAATGTGGGCATATCTTTGACGAAATCAATACATATATTGAACCTAGTAGTCTTAGGCATATTTGCCTAACATGTTGGTATTTGAGGCATACCAAGGTTAAAATGCCTAAAAGATTGGAGTGCTATGTCACTGGAAAATAGCACCACCCTCACCTTGCTGGCAGAAGCTTTCATGCAGAGATTCGCTGGTATGGAGCGAGCCTACGGTACTTACGACCTATCCACTCCAGTAATTAGGGGCGATGGCAAGAGAAACGGGCGCGCTGTGACGAAAAGAGAACCCGTGACTCTCTCGCTGTGGTTGGACCACTTAGCAGGAAAGCAGCCTGGTCTCGGGATTATTCCAATCCGTGACGGAAATGACTGCGTCTTTGGCGCGATAGATGTCGACGAATATTCCGGTCTTTCCCATCAGTCCCTCGTTTCTAAGCTAAAGCGAAATAATATCTCGCTGGTAGTTTGCAGGACCAAGTCCGGTGGCGCCCATCTTTACTGTTTCGCCAAGGCTCCCGTACCTGCGTCAAAAATGGTGATGAAGCTTCGAGAAATAGCTTCATTTCTAGGATTCGGCAATTCTGAAATCTTCCCTAAGCAGACTCAAGTGCTTGCGTCACAGGGAGACGTTGGGCAGTTTATCAATATGCCGTATTTCGGTGGAACTCGCGGCATGCGTTATGCTGTTGATATTGACGGCAATGCCATCTCTTCAGAAGCTTTCCTAGATTATGCCTCAAACATGTCGGTGGCCACACAGTGGTTTGACGAAAAAATAGTAGAGAGCAAGGAGTTTGTGGATGGTCCTCCCTGCCTACAAGCATTGTCACAAATCGGATACCCTCCTGGTACCAGAAACGATGGCTTGTATAATATAGGTGTCTATCTTCGTCGTGCCAATCCAGATGATTGGCAAGACATGCTTGAAGATGCCAATCGCCAGTATATGGAACCTCCCTTGATGCTCCAAGAAGTTCAGGGCATCATAAAGTCTTTGCAGAAAAAAGATTATGCTTATGCCTGCACTAAAAATCCTATATGCAATCATTGTAACTCGGCTTTGTGCAGGACAAGAAAGTATGGCGTTGGTGGCGGTGGTGCAGGCGGTAGATTTCCAACCTTAGGAAATCTTGTAAAACTCGACACTAAGCCGCCAATATGGTTTTGGACGGTGAACGACTGCAGGCTTGAGCTGACTACTGATGATCTCCAAGATCCTAGGCGCTTCCAAAAAAAGTGCATGGAATCTTTGAACCTAGTAACATCGATTCCCTCGCGCCCTGTGTGGGAAGCTGCCGTGCAAAATTCTATGAATAGCGTGACAGTTATAGAAGCTCCTGCCGACGCTTCTCCAGAAGGTTTGTTCTGGGACATGCTGGAAAAGTTCTGCACCGGCCGAGCACAAGCCCTGACACTCGATGAGATCACGCTCGGAAAGCCATTCACCGATCGAGGACGAACCTACTTCAGAATGGCGGACCTTTTGAATTTCTTATCCATGCACAAGTTCTACGAATTCCGAAGCCCCAAAATTGCCTCAATGTTGAAAGATGCTAGAGCTGACCACCATTTTTCCAACTTGAAGGGACGCGGCGTCAACTACTGGTCCATCGCCGCATTTGCGAGGCAGACCGAAACCTTCGACGTACCGAGCGCTGCTCAAGACTCCGGAACCCCGTTTTAAGAAGCCGCAACATGGATCCATCAAAGACGAGGATAATCTTAGGTCCGCCAGGAACTGGAAAGACAACTAATCTGTTAGCTGTTGTCGAAGATGCACTGGCGAAAGGCACTCCACCAAATAAGATCGGCTTCATTAGCTTCACGAAAAAAGCTGCCGAGGAGGGAAAGTCCAGAGCCTCTGAGAAGTTCAACATCTCGCCAGAAGATCTCCCACACTTCAGGACCATCCACTCCCTTGCGTTCAAGCATGTGGGAATGCGCAGAGATCAGGTACTCAACTGGACGCACATAAGAGAGCTTGGCAAGATGCTTGGCTTAGATTTTAAGGGCCGCGGCGAGGTTCTAGACGGTGACGCGTACGGGATGAACGTCGCTGATCGAATGCTGTTCTTGGAAGGACTAGCAAGGAACAAGAAAGAACCACTTCAGAAAGCGTGGAATGAAGCTTTTGAAGATTCTATCGACTGGTATGAGCTGGAGCGCTTCGCCAGGACCCTGACCTCGTTCAAGAGGAGCAGGTCACTGTACGACTTCACTGACATGCTAGAACTGTTCAATAGTTCTGATCCAGGAACGATGCCTGAATTTGACCTGCTAGTAATTGACGAGGCGCAAGATCTCAGCGACCTGCAGTATGACGCCGTAGACCTACTGTCAGCAAATGCGAGAGAGGTTGTGGTGGCGGGAGACGATTGCCAGAGCATATACTCTTGGTCAGGAGCAAATGTCGATCGCTTCATCGACCTGCAAGGCGAGCAGGTGACGCTCGATCAAAGCTATAGAATCCCATCATCAGTCCACAAGCTTGCGGACTCAGTCTCAAACCGTATTAGCAGCAAGCGAAATAGATCTTGGCGATCGAGGCCGGAGGTAGGAGCTGTCAACTTTTTCTCTGGGATAGAGGAGGTTGACCTGAGTTCAGGAACCTGGCTCTTGCTTGCCCGCAACGGGTACATGCTCGCCGAACTCGAGGACTACTGCCTGTCGCAAGGATTCTCGTTCAACTCCGTCAGCCGCGACCCCCTGAAGAGTCCAGCGCTAGGAGCTATCAAGACCTGGGAAAATCTACGTAAAGGCAAAGACGAGTCTGCTGAGCACGTGCTAGACTGCTTAAAGTACGGTGGCCAGGGGTTGGTGCCGAACTTCCTAACTAAGAAGCTAAAATCTGACGACTCTGGAAGAATGTACGGGATGCCTGAACTAGTGTCGATGGGGCTAACTTCTACGGAAATTTGGCACGTCGCACTTTCCAAAATTTCTCCGGTAGAGCGCGACTACTTCATTGCGGCGCGCAAGCGCGGTGAGAAGTTGTTGGGAAAGCCGCGCATCTCGATCAGCACCATTCATAGTTCGAAAGGGAGTGAGGCGGAAAATGTTTTGCTCTTGACTGACATCTCATATCGCAGCTTCACCAACATGGAAAAAAACTATGACGACGAGTGCCGCGTTTTCTATGTGGCAGTGACAAGATGCAAGCAAACATTGAACGTGATCATGCCAAGAACAAACTTGTGCTTTGACCTATAGCTATATGCCTTATGGAATTATTTATTGCATAACGAATACTGTCAATGGAAAGCAGTATGTCGGTCAAACTAAGAATTCTTTTTCTACTAGGTGGAGATACCACCTGTATTATGCCAAAAATAAGCTAGGAACGTCAATTTTTCATAACGCAATAACTAAATACGGAAAAGAAGCCTTTGTTTCGGAAGAATTAGCCACGTGCAATACTCAAAAAGAACTTGATAAAAGAGAAATCTTCTTCATCACCGAGTTAAAAACCAAAACCCCATTCGGCTATAATCTTACGGCTGGTGGCAATGGAATAACGAAAAATTCTTGCCTTAAGATTTCTGCCTCCAATAAAGGACTAGTTAAATCGCCTGAGACTAGAATGAAGTTGTCCGCTGTTAATAAGGGAAAAAGTATACCTAAGGAAGTACGAAACAAAATTTCTGCTGCACTAAAAGGACGTAAGATATCATTTGAAACTAGGGATAAAATGTCTCTGGGGCAACTAAACAGAAAACAAGCTCCGCCAAATCGGTTTTGCAAAAAAGGGCACCCCTATGACATTATAACAACTTATACAAATAAAGGTACTGAAGCTCGTTGCTGCCTTGTATGCCACTATCTTAGTCGAGCAAGTAGAGGTTATCCTTTTCCTGACAGGTTTAAACCGTACTTAAAATAAAATTAGTCTAAATCGAGAAAGAATGACACTAGCCCAATTCACAATCCATGCAAACCGCATACTATCATTGCACCGTACTCTGGAGATTAGCGACGAGGAGATGTACAACATCTTCGAGAAGCCTGAAAGAAAGACGCCGCTGGGCAATGCGGCGGCAAACTTTTGCGGGCTACCGACTGAGACGAAAACTCTTGCACAATGGCTAAAAGCGAACGAACTGATCATTGTGCGGAACATAGTCAGGGGGCACGTGGGTCTTGATGAAGAAGGAGTCTGAAGATGGGCGAGATAACCTACACAGAATACCCGTTCAAAACAAGACCGTATAAGCACCAACTCGACTGCTGGCGCATGAGCAAAGATTTAGAGGCTTATGCACTGTTCATGGAAATGGGCTGTATAGATGGCGAAGCTGAGATCCAGATAAATTGGTTTGGTGCTGGGCGAAGAATTACCCTGGGTGAACTATTCACTAAAGGACTGGGCAGCAAGAGTAAGTCTGATAGGGGCGTAAGAACTAGGTCATTCATTGACGGAAATTTTCGCCTGAACAAAATATTAGGGATTTTTAACTCAGGAGAAAAAGAAACAGTCTCGTTAGAACTTACATCAGGAAAATCTTTAATCTTAACGCCTGACCACAAGGTACTAACCACAGAAGGTTGGGTAATGGCGCAAGATCTCCGCCTCTCACACGAGGTACTGACAAATGTCTCAAAAATTGAGTGGGACCTTCGTAAAGCATCTAGACCTAGGGAGGTTGCACCGCCATGCAGTTTGTGCGGTAACCCGAATAGTACAACTACCAAAAAGTCCAAGTACTACGGTTGGTGTCGTTCTTGCATAATGAAATATGTTAGCATAAATTCTGACGGTTGGACCATTGACAAGGATGGCTATGTCAGAGTTGGAGGGCACAAGGACCATCCTAGGGCGACTCGTTCAGGCCAAGTTTTAGAGCACATCCTAGTAATGGAAGAAAAACTTGGTCGTCCATTGCTGTCTGAAGAAAGAGTGCACCACAAAGATGAAGATCCAAGGAACAACGATCCTGGAAATTTAGTACTAATGACGAAATTGGGACACGGTGACGACCACGAGTGGTTCAAAAATCTTCGGCAAGACGTTTTCACCCCTGTTCCAGATAGAGTTAAGAATGTGCGATCTACAGGAAAACGCCAAACATTTGACCTAGCGATGGATGAGCCAAGCCACAGTTTTATAGCCAACGGAATAACAGTGCATAACTGCGGCAAAACCAAAGTCGTAATCGACAATGCAGGATACTTGTTCTTGAAAGAAAAGATCGATGCCCAGGTGATTGTTGCGCCAAAAGGAGTGTACCTGAATTGGATTGAAAACGAAATTCCAGTACACAATTCCGAGGCTGTTCCTCTATTGTCCGCATACTGGTCTTCTTACGCTCGCAAAGAAGAGAAGGAAGCGTTAAAAAAGCTTCACCAGCCAGGAAAATTTCTCAGAACTTTTGTGGTAAACGTCGAAGCCATGGCGTCTGAACGTGCCGTAGACGAGGTAGTCGCCTTCCTAAAAAAATATAAATGCATGATGACGATCGATGAAAGCACAACAGTTAAGAACCCCCAGGCCAAACGTACTAAAATACTCATCAACCTTGGCAAGTTCGCCAAGTATCGGAGAATTTGCTCTGGCAACCCAATACCAAACGGGCCATTGGACCTCTATTCTCAAAGTGAGTTTCTTCAAAAGAATTTGTTGGGATACTCCAACTACTTTGCCTTCCGCAATCGGTTTGCTGTGCTAGTTGATCAACAGTTAGGGCGACAGTCCTTTAAGAAGGTTGTCGGGTACAGGGATCTTGACTCACTCAAGATGCTTATGCGGCGTTTTTCGTACATCATCAAGAAAGCAGACTGCCTGGATCTTC